CCGCTGTTAACTTCCGCTGCCGTAGTAGGGTCGATGTCAACGTCTCCAAAAGCGGTCGCCCTCATCTCGGTGACGACCCCCACTATATTAGGAACAATAGGAACTGCGGCGTGAGGAAGCCCTAACCCCGCTGCGTCCGCTGCGTTGGACATCCCCATGACTTTGTTGTATTGCGTAATTTCTTTATTCTTCCACGCTACAAGCTCCTCAACAGTATTAGGAATAAGAACCTCCATTCCTCGGTTGTGGATGCGAGCCATGTGAGGTTTACTTTTAACCCTTGCAAGGAAATCGGGGCCAAGAGTGTCCGTAAGCTCCTTTTGGACGCTGGCGCGATACTCCTCGTCACTCATCCCCGCAAGCTCCTCCACGTTACGGTTCTTGATTGCGGCCTTAGCCTTAAGAATCTTCGGTGTTACATCGCTGTTGAACAGACGAGTGTAGACCCTCTCCTGTAATTTCTGATCCTTATATAACTTATGAAGAATCCCCTTAGCTTTCAAGTCGCCTTTATTAAACCTCGTTTCAAGTTCCTCGGTAGTCAACTCATTAGCCTCTAGGATACCTGCTGCCTCTTGGATGTTCTTGAACTGCCCTACAATCTGCGGAGCAGCCCTTAGAGCGCGAGCGAGTTGTGTAGCAGAGCTGTTCTTGGACGTAGGCTCCGTGACGACGTTGTAGTTCCCGTAACGTCCCAGAGTGGGATTAAGCTGAACCTGTCCGATGCTGGGATCGACTTGAGTTCGGCCTCCTCCTTTAAGAGCGGCAATAAGATCCTGCTTGTTCATTATGATATGTTATGATGTTGAAGGAGTTGGAGTTGTTGCTTGATCCCATGCCATCCCTGCCTGTGCGCCCTGAAGGCCCGAGATAAGAAGGGAAGGTTGTTCGATAGGTTGATTGATGCGCCTGAAATTCATGGTGGTCCTCATCTGTTCGTCCCTCAATGCCATCCCGGTCTGCTGAGTCCTGAAGCGTTTCTGCTGCGTCTCAGAGAAGTTGTAACGCGCTTCCTTGCCTTCAAAGTCCCCAAGCAATCTGGTAAGACTTTGACCTGCAACACCCGCTTCGCTGATCGCCACTAGCTTCGCCCGTGACTTAGCCTCCATAGACCGAAGATTAGTAGCGTCCTTGCGTTGCGACAGAGCGATGTTTTCCTGTCCCTGTCGGAGTCTCATGCTGCTTTGAGCAGTAGCGGAGCGGTTCTGTTCGTCTTTGGACGCTAGGCGTTGCGCCTTTTCTTGGGTCTTAGCTGCGTCAGCGGCAGATTTATAGGAAGCAGCGGTGGTAGCTGCGCCCATTGCAAGGGCGATTGTTACGGGTTCACACATGATGGGTATAAAGTAAATGGGATGAAGTCATAGATTGGTTCTCCGAATTCTGCGGCACAGAAGCGGAGCCAGCGGATAGCGATAAGGTTGTCCTTGTGGACACGGTTGAAACAGGGAAGACCGTGCTTGTTAACAAGATACGACACCCACTTGCGGCTCTCTCTAGCGAACTGGAAGCCAGCCTCGGGAAGCAGGGCATCAGTCCCAAGAAGCCAAACGTAATGGGCAGTCTCGGACATCGGGCCTATCCCGAAGATAGCCAAAGGCTCGTCAGTGGCGTTGCTGAGAATCGTGTAGGTCTCAAAGTCGGCGCATAGTCCAGCCTGGAGAGCGTCGATAGGAGAACGGTTGCCTCCAAGTAAACACTCAAGCCTGTCGATAGCTCTCATGTTCTCCGCGACACGGGGGAGGTCATCCTCCACTGTCCGTCTAATATGAACTCTGTTAAATTCGGCTTGCACGGGTATGGACGTTAGCTTCAAACTCACACGATTGAAAGTTAGAACTGAACGGACCATCATTGATAATCTTAATCACTGAGTCCGTTGCTTGAGTGAAGACGGAGAACCTGAGATTACCGTCCTTTTGGATCAAGGAGTCAGTCGAGGTGACGTTAATCACGTTCGGGCTGTAGTTGAACACCCGTGTATCCCTAGCAAGAGGAGAGACCTCCACACGGAAGTCAGTCGCTTCAGAGAAGAAGAGCGTTCCGTTACGAAGGATCAACCTAGAAAGCCCTGAAGCTGTCGGAGGTTTCCCTGTGCGGAACACTGGTTCGCTGAAGGTGTATTCCATGTCGTAAGCAACACCACTGAAGCAGTCTTCGTTGTCGGTGTCGATTAAAGCCCCTGATCCAGCGACACCCAGAACCTTTACCTTGTCCCCGTTCTTGTCGTAGACCTGAACATCGTCGGCAGTCTCCGCTTCAAACCCGATGTCAATCGGCCGACTTGCTGGTAGATCTGTGACAGCTTCAGCGAACTGGTGACGCTTAAGGAAGTCGAGATGCACCGTAAAGCCACCCGTGGTGTCCGTCTCGGTCCTCATCGGCTCACACTTCAACTCAGTGATGTATGTTTGCCCTGCTTTGGAGGCAAGGACGTAAAGAGAACTGTTGAAGAACTCCATCCCTACAACATCCATCGGGAGTGTTACCTTGCCCCAAGAACTTAGAATCTTCTCACGACCGCTGAAGTAATACTTGTAGAGGTAGAAGGTGCGCCCACCGGGACTGACGGCAATGAGACTAGAAGACGATGAGCCTGTGATCGTAAGTGTGTCGCCCTTCGACAGATAAGCAGGAACTTGGTTGGTGATGTCCACTGAGTCGTAAACGTCCGTGCTGGCATTCAGGGAGTATTCTTGAAGCCCAAGGAAGTTTCCACGAACGAAGGGGAAGTAGATGTAAGACCCTAGTGCTAACGGCTCCTGCGTGGTCTCCACATCGTAGTTGGTGACGGCTTCGATGGAGATGGTCTTGTTGCTCAGGACTGGATCGCCTTTAACAACAAACTGCCCTCGCTCTGCAAACAACAGAAGGCTCTCTTGGAACGCTACGCTGGTCATCAGGTTCGTCACCTTGGGGACCGATGTAGCTACGTCGATAGGAGCAGTGTCCAGTAACGTCCTTACACTCGTCCTGAAGAAGTTGAACAACGCCCCGGCTTCAGAAAGAACCAAGGAGTCCTGAAAGATGAAGCCTAAGCGGTTCTTGTAGAACACGAAGTTGTTCAGGGTCTTACCTACAAAGGACGGGAAGGGGTTGGTGTCGTCGTCTCCCGCTTTGCGTGATGTCCACGCAGTAACACCCAAGGTGAACGTGTCCACCCCGGTGTTGATCAGTTGAAGCGGAAGTGTGGAAGAGTCTAAAGATGTTTTAAGGTTATGTCCGACTATCTCAATCCACCCCCCTTCACCGAAGGCTTGGCCGTCGTTAACCTCAAAGCGGAGGTAGTAGTCGTCCTCACCTGATTCTGCGTCTCCCCTAACTGCAACCCTGAAACCATCGGGGGCGCGAACAGGGAGGTCACTGAGTGAATCCACTTCCTTGTGAACTAAGCCTAAGCCTTGCCCAGCAAGACCGTCTACCGCCTCCAGAAAGAAATCACCCCCGTCGGTGCGGTCGATAGTGATACTTCCGTCCTTGTCCTTGAAGGTGTAGTCCGCAGTCACCTCCGCGCTATACTCAGCAGCGGGGACTCCCGAAATCGTATCATCGGAGTCTTGAGTAAAGTTAGCAACACTAGCGTCCCCTTCGTTCTGTAGAGCGAGGGTAAGTCCCTTTGCGATCTTTGTGGTGTCTGCTGCTGCTCCTTTAAAGGCTGAGTCGGAGGCGTAAGAGGTAACATACACGTTTTTGCCGGGGTCCGATGCATATACCACGCCGGGAGGAGTTTGATTCTTCTCCGTTTCCCCGTCGTGGGTTACTGTAACACCCGTAATGGCTCCACCAGAAATCGTGAAGGCTAAAGACGGCTGCTCATCCCACTGGAGGGTTCCCCAGTGCAGCGTAGGAATATCGTCGTCTGCGTAACCTGATCCTCCGTCTAGGATCGCTACGGTTGATAAGTGGTGGAAAGTGTCGTAGTTCCGACCCCCACCCTGCGAGGTTGTGTAAGTTACGACAAAACTAGCACCAACGGTAGAAGCGTCACCGATGTCCCTGAATGATAGACCATACTTCTTAGAGTAGTCGCCCTGCTTAACGTAGGCGAGTGCCTTGGACTTGTCGAGGGCATCAGATATCGCACTCCCCTCTGCTACAACCTTCGTGGTGTTGAGCAAGAAAGTGCTGTCGCCCACTGTAAGGGCTTTGAAGTTCTTGTGAGCGTCTGCTTCTGTAGTGTTAACAAGGTAGTCGCTGTCGTAGGCGTAGCCTCCAGTAACACCTTCAATCGTAGCTTCGTTCCCTGTCGCAAGGTTAAAGGCCCGAAGGACTCCCCTATTGTCCCCTCGCGTCCTGTTCTGAAGTGTAACAACATACTGCTCCGAGTCGCTGCGGTTGATGAAGTGAACAAAGTCACCCTCTTCCGCTACGTTTCCTAGCTTCTTAATCAGCCGTGCAGGAGGACGCTTAGTGAGTCCTTCAGTGACCGATGGGAGAGCGTTGTTTTGCTCCTCACACTGACCGGGGAACCGCACAGTCGGTGACTGCTGGGATACCCCTTGGATCAGGTTAGGAACGGCTGTTGTGATGTTAGCCATGTTTAGGCGATGTCGAGTCTTCGGTTGATGCCGATGCGAGATGCTGCGTCGTAGTTATTGAAGATGGTGCGGTCGGAGTTGCGGCCTTCCGCTTCTTCCATACGGGACTTCGCCACTAGCTCGTCGCGGTAAATGAGAGCCTCCAGTTCCCGTGAGCCGACCAAGCGGTTCATAAGCATTCGGGAGGACTTGAGAGTTATGTAACGACGAGCCTGTTCGGGGAGTTCCTCAAATTCCAAAAGGAACGTGATGTCCACCGTGAGTTGATCTTCGTCGAATACGTCTGTTTGTTCTTTACGGTCGAACAGCTTAAGACCGCGCTGGATAACATCCTTGGCGTTTCCAGCGGAGTCCACCTGCATGGTGTTATCCGGTAGGACGAACTGATTGTTACCGTCTGCTTCCAGCTTGAAATCTTGGGCAGTGTTGTAGTGCCACCCCTCTGACTGGACCTCGCGTGAAACTTCATCCAAGATACCTTTGGCTAAAGCAGCGGAAGGTGGGATAGCGGTAGAGTCAGCAATGCTGTTAACAGGAGCTTCGGTCAAGTAACCTAGCATGGTGTTAACAGAATCTAGTTTGGTCGTAAGTGTAGCCATTGGGAAAAGAAAGAGAAAAAGAAAGAGCAGCCCTGCCCTCACAAGGAAGGCAGAGCCACTCAATTTAGGGGTTATGCGTCGTTCTTAATTTCAAACGATGCTTCGGGACGGAGAACTCCGTGGCCCATAGCATACTTAGCAACGAACAGAGTTCCTTGCAGTTCGATCTTATAGTCCGACTCAGTGGCGAGGTCGAGCAACTTCACAGTGCCGACTGCCGATGGGTGTCCACCGATGATGGTGGATTGGGACAGGTCGCCGTTGTAACCAGTTCCGCTGCCACCGAAGACATCGTTATTGGAGTTGTCGTCGTCCTGATCTTGCGCTGCCTCAGCCACATCAATATCAGAGAAGTGGTTAGACTTGTAGATGCGGAAGCCAGCAGCCATTGGAAGCGTAGCGTTCGACACATTACCAACACCACCGAAGTCGCGGTTGATAATTTCCTCACTGGAAGACAGGAGGGTGTAGTAGTCGGACGGCTTCAGGATAGCGTAACGCTGTCCATCGTTCGGGATGTCGTTCTCGTCGAGCTTCTGGGCAGCGATGAACAACTCAGCGACAAGCTCTGCGGATGTCGGAGTTGCTGCTGCGAAGGTTCCTTGCTGCGAGATGCCAGCACTACCACCAGTGATCGTGGTTGCAGAACGAGCTGCGGCCACAAGGGTCTTCATGGTAGCGAGGTCGAAACGCTTCGCAAGTGCCTTACCAAGCTCCCGTGCATAGATCGAGCGAATGTCGTAGTGGTTCTTAAGCTCATCAATATTGGAGATGAACGTGGAAGCCACAAGGAGGTCGTCAATGTTGATGACCTTCTCAGCATGCTTGATCTGACTCAGGTAACTGTTGCCAGTGTCAGCGATGTTTTGACCGGGAGTATGATACTTCGCGGTCGCGATTCCGGTCACAGGGAACTGTGCGGATTTGCCGTTAGAGATGGTGCGGACCGTGTGCAGGTCTTTCATCACATTCATCTCTTCAAAGGTGGTCAGGATCTCTCCTGAGAACACCTTAAGGAACAACGCATTGGCATCGCCAGCTGCGTTGACTTGTCCCAAGCGGGACGAGGTAGTGTCGCCATTAGCCATAGTAGTAGTAGTTTGGGTGGGTAGTTAAGGGTGTCCTCACTCGGATGTATCCTTATCGTGGTTCAGAGTTGTTGATTGTCCACAGCAGTGGGTCTCATCTTCGGCCTCGGAGGAGTCAATCTTTATGATGACTTGGGGTTTCATCACCACCAAGCGCGTTATGCAGCTTGAAATAATGGTGAATGAAGTTGTGTTCTCGTCGTCGTTATCCTCGCATTCGCTAGGATGCCACGACTCGACTGTAACGTAGTCCTCTTCAATGACGCTTAAACGTCCATTGACTACGCAAGCCATAGGACCAATACCGTTTTCACAGTGGTCCCAGAAAGTGATTTGTAGGGTGTCGCCTACGGTTAGGTGAGAGGAAAGATGTCTCATTCTTTGGGTGTCTTATTCGCCCTCTTCTTTTTGACAATCTTCAGTCCGCTTCGCTTCGCTGCTTTCCCCTTGTTTGCATCCCCCTGTTGCTTGGGGTGAGAATAGTATCTTCCTGTTTTGGGATCTTTGGTGATGGTGTAGCCAGCGGCCTTCTCCCCCTTCAAATACTTACCAAAGGATGTGTGCGCTCTACCTTTAAGCCCTTGCCCCGTTCTCCGATCTCTGCTGCCTCCGTGTCTTTTCCAATCCCCCGCTTCGGGATGCCATTGCCATGATTCAAAAGCTCCCTCATTAGCTCTGGAAGCCCCCTTAGACGGATCTTTGGGGGGACGGGTAGGCTTAGGCATCGTTAATGGGTCCAACCTACGTAGTTCATCTGCCGTCTCTTCATCATATCCGGGGCCGTCTGGATCAAACTTTTCATAACTTTTCCCCCACGGTTTATCGCTTACCGCTCCCGCCGCAGGTTTTTTGATCTTCAATCCGCTTCGCTTCTCGGCGTTCTTGGCTGCGTTAGGGTCTTTAGGCATTGTAATGGGTGTGGGGTAATGGATGTCTTAGCTTCTAGTTCGGGGTCAAGCCTCGGCTTCTCCCGGCTTAAGAGGACCGGGGCGTTTTAGAAGCGGCAACCCCCTCTTTTTACGCCGCGCCGCCTCTTCCTTCGCCTTCAGACGCGCTTTCCGGTCGATTCTTAAAAGCTCCGCCGGACTAAGCCCTGTGCGCTTGCTTCTCGTTGGGTTCTCCTTCCTCCACTCATCGTCTCTCTTCTTCCTCGCCTTCGCACTTTCCTTCGCTGTCTGCGGTATTCTCGCGTCTCTCTCCTTCTTCTCCCGCTCTAGCTCCTGTATAATCTTATCCAGTCTCTTACCCTCCCTTTTCCACTTCCTTGCCTCTTTCTCCTCCTGAATAAGCTCCATAGCTTCAGCATCGGTGAGTTTTGGCTCCTTAGCGGGTGTATCCTTCTTCGTCTCGGTGGATTTAGGGTCGGGCTTCTTTTTCTTTTCGATGGTTAGTTTTGGCTCCTTAGCGGGTGTATCCTTCTTCGTCTCGGTGGATTTAGGGTCGGGCTTCTTTTCGATGCGTAGGTT